CCGCCTACCGTGAAATGGTGCCCGATCCGGCCCGATTTGCGCAAGATCACGATATATCGGCTCGTGCAATGGCCCAACCGTGCAGAACGCCGGCCATCCCCCTGCGCCAAACGTGCAATCCGCCTGGCGGAGCTCGGCGGGCCCGCGGACGCGCTCGCGTTTTATGCATCGGCGTTTTATGCATCGGCCCGACTCCCGCCTTTCGACCCGACCCGTTTTATGCATCCCTCGTGAGCGAGGAGAACGCCCGCCCGCAGGACGTTGGGCGGTCGCACCACCGGTCGGCGACGACGCCCGCGCCCGAAACCGTCCGCGTCCTCGACCGCTACCGGGCGGCGATGCGCGGCGAGCTCGACGACGTGCTCGGCGAGCTCCGCCCGGGCGGCGAGCAATTGGGGTTTGACGGGATGGCGGCGCCGCTCCGACCCGCGCTCGCGGAGCGGCTCAAGCTATGGGACCTTGCGATCAAGCTCGGGCGCGAGCTCGCCGCGCCGTCGGCCGGCGGCGACCCGTCCGACGCGGAGGCGGCGCCCGACGAGCCGATCCGCCCGTCGGCCCGCGGGCAGTCGACCCGCAGCAAGGCGCCGCGGCTCACGGCGCGGGAGCGGCGCGCGCTCGGCGGTTGAGCCGCCTACGCCTACCGCCGCCGCGGTGGGAGACTCCGCTCCCGTCGACCGTCGTCGGCTCGTGGGGGCCGCTCGTCGTCGCGTTCGCGCGGCGCGAGCTCGGGATCGAGCTCGACCGGTGGCAAGTACGGGCGATCACGCGGGCACTCGCCGTCGACGCGAGCGGGCGCCTCGTGCACGTCGAGTACCTCGTATCGACCGCCAGGCAGCAAGGTAAAACCGCGCTCGTCCGCTCGTTGATCGGGTGGGCGTTGACGACGCTCGTCGGGCCCGCGTGGGAATTGCTATTCGGGATCGCGTACAACCGCGCGCAAGCTCGCATCCCGTACGACGCCGTCCGCGCCGACCTCGCGCCGCTCGCCCGCCGGCTCGGCGCGGAGGCGCGCGGTGGGCTCGCCGTGACGAGGTATCTCGGCATCCGCAGCAACGTCGACGGGTGGCGCCGCGAGTATCACGTCACGAGCCGCGAGGCGCGCGACGCGCTCCGCGGGTACTCAATCGACCTCGCGATATTTGACGAGGTCCGAACGCAACGGGATGAGGAAACGTGGTCCGCGCTCAAGCCGACCACGGCGGCGCGGCCCGAGCCGCTCATTTTCTCTATCTCGTCGGCGGGCGACGAGCGGAGCGTCCTGCTACGCGGTATGTGGGAGCGAGGTCGGCGGATCATTGACGGCGCCGAGCCCGCCGAGGGATTCGGTATGACGTGGTACGCCGCCGACGACGACGACGAGCCCGACGATCCGCGGGCATGGCGGAAATCCTCGCCCGCGCTCGTCGAGGGACGCATCCGCGAGTCGACGATCCGCGCCGAGCTCCGCGCGCTCACGGCGTCGACGTTCCGCCGCGAGCGGCTCAACCTATGGTCGGACGCCGCCGACGAATGGCTCCCGCCTGGCGTATGGGTTCGCGCCGTCGGCGTCCTCGACGGGCTCCGCCGCCGCTCGACGATCGCCGTCGACGCCGCGCCCGATTGGACGCACGCGACAATCGCCGTTGCGGTCGAGGCGGTCGCCGACGACGCGCCGACATTCGTCGGGATCGCGGCGGAGCTCGTCGCGCCGCCCGGATCGACCGTCGACCCGGGCGAGCTCACCCGGGAGCTTGATCGCGTCGTCGCCGCGTGGGCGCCGTCGCTCGTCGCGTGGTCCCGCTCGTCGAGCGTCGCCGCCGTCCTGCGCCATTGGGCGGAGGCGTCCGACACGCGGAGCGTCGAGCTCGTCGCGGGCGACCTCCGGGCCGCGTCCGAGCTATTCCGCGCGGAGCTCGTCGGCGCCCGACTGGTACACGCCGACGACCCGCTCCTCGCGCTACAGGCGCGGCGGGCCCGCCCGAGCGGGCCGCTCGACGCGGGCTCGTGGTATTTCTCGGTACGCGAAAGCCGCGGCCCGATCGACGCGATCCGGGCCGCGGCGTGGGCCGCGTGGGCGTTGCTGCGGGTCGAGGCGGAGTCTCAACCCGAGATTTTCTAGCGGTAGCGGTGCGGGCGATCGGGCCCGCCGTGGTCGCCGACCTCGACGCACGGGCCGCGGTCGGGATGGACGACGACGCATCCGCCAGGAATGAGCGACGCGATCGACACGAGGAGGTCCGCGGGCGTCGCGGGCGCGTCCTCGTCGGCGAATTCGACCGCGCATCGGCAATCGAGCCCGCAATCGGCGGTCCGCAGGATTCGGACCTCGCCCGTGTCGAGGTCGCGGACCTCGACGATATCGGACGGGCCGAGCGACATGACCGCCTCGCCGTCGGCCCGCGAGAGGCGCATCCGCGCGCGGTCGCGCGGGTCGGGTTGGGTTCCAACGGTAATGATCATCGGGCGATCCGACCCGCGACGATCCGCGCGGCGTACGTGATGAGGAGCGTCCCGTCGACGTGCACGTCACCGTATGACTTGCACCGGGAGCAGTCCCAATGGTCGGCGGTCGGCGACTCGCCGTCCTCCGCCCACATACCGGGCTCGGGAGCTCCGCAAACGGGGCAGTAGATGTAATCGGGAGCGGCGGCGTTCGTATCCATACCCGAATTATCGCGCGCGGGCGCGGGCGGGCCCATGACCCAAACGGGCAGTACGAACGGGGGATAGTTGCCGGGTTTGTGCAATTCCCCCGTATGAAATCCACCCCGCCTGGCGTATCGTTCCGCTCGTGGGATTGAGGGACTCGCTCCGCTCGTGGTTCGCGCGTCCGAGCGACTCCGATTTAGGCGGGCAAATCGAGTACGCCGTCCGATCCCGCGAGCTCGGGCTCGCCGACTACCTCTCAATCCCCGCGGTCGCACGGGCCCGCCAGTTGATCGTGTCGCTCGTCGCCGAGCTTGAGCCGCTCGCGTACGCGGACGGGTACGAGCTACAGGCGCAACCCGCCGTGCTCCGCCGACCCGCTCCCGAAATCACCCGACAGGAATGGTTGGGTATGCTCGCGGGCTCGTTGTTCGACCGCGGGAACGCCGCGTTGTGGCATCCCGCCTCGTCGCGCAACAGCGCGGGATGGCCCGAGCTCGCGATCGTCCTCCCGTGGGACGAGTGCAACGTGACGTGGTCCGACTCGTCGCGCATGGCTCGCCGCGTGCATTGGGCGGGCCGCGACCTCGTCCCGGGCCGCGACGTAACGCTCGTGTCGATCGGCCGGCGGGCGGGCGAGCTTGAGGGACATTCGCCGCTCGCGTCGATCGAGGACGCGCTCGCCCGAATCCTGGCGGCGGAGCTCTACGCGGGGGATTGGTTTGAGAACGGCGCCGTTCCGAGCGTGACGCTCAAGTACGACGGCGTGCTAACGGACCTAGGCGCGCAAGCCGTCAAGGACCGCTATGTCGAAAACCACCGGGACCATTCGCCCGCCGTCCTGCCCAAAGGGTGGGACCTCAAGGAAACGAGCGGCGACCCGGGCTCGTCCCAATTGCTGGAAACCCGCGCCTACGGCGCGCTTGAGGTCGCACGCGGGCTCGGCATTTTCCCCGCGGAGCTCCTCCTCGCCGAGCTCGGCGGGTCGTCCTTGACGTACCAGAACGTCGCCGACGCGCTAATGACGTTCGCCCGTGTCACGTTGCAACCCGTGTACCTCGCGCCGATCGAGGAGGCATTGAGCGAGCTCGTCCCGTCGACGCAAGCCGTCCGCATGAATACGTCGGAGCTTGAGCGGCTCGGGACGGCGGCGCGCTGGAATTCGTACGCCGTCGGGCTCGGCGCAGGGTTTATCACGCCCGAACAAATCGACCGGTGGGAGGGTTGGAACCGCGCCGCGCCGCTCCCGATCCCCGCTCCGCTCGCGCCGACGCCCGCGGCGCCGGCTCCCGTTGCAGGAGGGATCATCTAATGCCCGATGAGCTCGTCACGGGCGCCGCGCACGACGCGGAGCTCATGGTCCGCTCGGAATCCGAGCGGCTCGTCGACCTCCGCATTGCGCCGTACGGCGTGGTCGGCAATACCGCGGAGGGGCCCGAGCTCCTCCGCCGCGGCGCGTTCCGCGGTACCCGTCCGCAGGACGTTGTGCTTGAGGCAATCGGCCCGCATGGGAACGAGCCCGGGGTCCGCCTGGCGGGCCGTGCAATCGCGATTGAGGATCGCGACGACGGCGCCTACGGGACATTCCGCGTGTCGCGGACGGTTGCGGGGGACGAGCTCCTTGAGCTCGCGAGGGACGGCGTGTATCGCTCCGCCTCCGCCGTATTCGCTCCGATCGCCGAGGCGGCTCGCGTCGTCAACGGCATTACCGAACGCTCCCGCGTGCGGCTCGCCCGTGTCGGGATTGTCGAACGAGGCGCCTACCCGGGCGCCGAGGTACTCGCCGTCCGATCGGCGACAGGAGGACCCATGCCCGCAACGCCCGATCCGACGCCCGATCCCGTGCCCGATCCCGTGCCCGATCCCGTCCCGCCCGGTACAGGCGTCGCGACGTTCCGCGCCTCCGCCGACTCGCCCGAGCTCCTCGCGCGCATGGAATCGCTCCGCTCCGACCTCGTCGGGCGCATGGCGGTCCTTGAGGCGGGCGGCTCGACGAGCGGCGCACGCTCGCCGCTCGCGCGGTACGACGGGTTCCTTGAGTACGTCGACGCGGCGTACGCCGACCCGACGCTCGCGCCGCTCCTCGCCCGCGCGCTCGTCGACCAGATCACGAGCGAAAACCCGGGCGTCATGGGTACGTCATGGGTGGGCCAGATTGCCGGGATCATCGCCCGCCCGCGGCCCGCGATCAACGCGACGGGCGGGCCGACCTCGCTCGGCTCGTCGGGTATGTCGCTCGACTATCCGTACCTCGACCCCGCGCTCGACCTCGATACCGTCGTCGCAAAACAGCTTGCGGAAAAGACGGAAATCGCGAGCGTCAAGGTCAAGATTCTCAAGGGCTCGGTCCCGATCGACACATTCGCCGGCGGCTCGGACGTGAGCTATCAAATTATCCGCAGGAGCGATCCGAGCTACCGGGAGGCGTACCTCCTAGTCCTCGCGATCGCGTACGCCCGAGCGACCGAGGCCGAATTCGAGGCCGACCTCCTGGCGGGCGCGGGCAATTCCGCGGTCCTGTCGGCGACCGCCGACGCCGCCGCCGTTCGCGCGTTCCTGTTCGCCGCCTCCTCGACCGTCGAGGATGCGACGGGCTCGCCCGCAACCGTCGACCTCGTGAGCTCCGCGGAATTCGCCCGACTCGGCGGGCTCGCGGGGCTCCTCCCGCCCGCCTACGGGACGAGCAACATTTCCGGCACGGCACAGGCGTCAACGCTCGCGATCAACGTGAGCGGGCTCCCGATCATCCGCGCGCCGTTCCTGCCCGGGAACACGCACCTCGTCCTCAACGGCGAGTCGGCCCGTTGGGCGGAGGATGGCCCGTTCCCAATCTCCGCCGAGGATATTGCTCGGCTCGGCCAGAACATTGCGATTTGGGGGATGGGTGCGACCGCCATTACCGTGCCCGCGGGGATCGTCAAGTCGACGCTCGTCGTCGGGCGCGGCGCGAGCAAGGAATAGCGGGCCCCATGGAATGGACGACCGGGACGGCGATCCTCGCGCAAGCGGGCGCCGCTCCCGGTTCGCCGGCCGATATCGCGTGGGCGGATGAGTGCGCCGCCGCCGTCAACGCGGGGATTGACGCCCGCCTCGTCGGCGTCGTGCTCGACCCGCTCCCGCCCGAGCTCACGCGCGCCGCGCTCACGGCGGGCGTCGAGGCATACACGCAACGGGAGGCGTCGCTCGTCGACCGCCAGGACGCCGCCCGTCGGATCGTCGGCGACTACCTCGACACGATCGCGCCGATCCTCGCCCGCTACGCAACCGTCGGGATCGCATGAGTCGGCTCGGCGACGAGCGGGCGGCGATCCTCGCCGCGCTCGTCAACGCGGGTATCCGCACGGCGACAACGGGCAAGCTCGCCGCGCCCGTCGTCCTCGTCGAGCCCGGCGACCCGTGGTCCGAGCCGCATCGGCTCGGGTCGGGAGCGGGCCGCGGGCGGGTATCCCGGTGGCGCCTAACGGCAATCGCGGGCGCCGCGGACCGCAACGGCGCGTATGACGAGCTCGCCGACCTCGTCGACCGCGTCGACGTAGCGGTGCGGACGCTACAGGGCGCCGAGCTCCCGTCGTGGGCCCGCCCGATCGAGCAAGAGGTCGCCGGCACGCGAGTGGCATTCGCGACGATCGCAACCATTCAGTACGCGAGCGCGTAATCGAGGAGGCCGACAATGGCATCGCCGCTATTCATGCGGGACGTGACGCTCAAGCTCTCATTGGTGAGCGGCGGAACGTACGTCGAATACAACTGCGACGTGAGCACGGCGGAAATCGTCCCGACGCCTGGCGACGTGGTCGAGTATTCGACGTTGTGCCCGAGCGGGTCGTACTCGTCCCGCGGCAAAACCGCCTATGCGTTGCACCTCGTCGCCGCTCAGAGGTGGGACGCGGTCGACGGGCTCGCGGCGTTCCTGTGGGACCACGACGGCGAGCTCGCCAATTTCCAGTATCAGGCGCACGGCGACGACGTGGTCCCGAGTACGGCGATGCCCGGGATGGCGGGCGAGGTAACGCTCGTCGCGGGCAATTACGGCGGCGCGGTCGACTCATGGGCGGAGCTCGACGTCGAGCTCGCGTGTACCAGCAAGCCAACCAAGATTGTCGCCGCGTTCCCCGCGCTCGACGCCCGCGAGGAGGAGCTCGTCGTCGCATGAGCGGCGGCGGGATCAAGGTCGATACGCGCGCGCTCGATCGCGCGCTCGGCGAGCTCCGCGACCGCGTGACGGCGATGCCCGACACGCACGCGGAGGTCGCCGGCTCGCTCGTCGACGGGATCGCGCAACGCACGCCCGTCCGCTCGGGCGAGCTCGCGGCGTCGTGGGAGGCGCGCGGCGAGCCCGACCGCGGGTTGATCGAGTCGACCGCCGAGTACGCATGGATTATCGAGGCGCGCGAGCACATGGTCGCCGACACGCTCGCCGCCTCCGAGCGCACGATCGTCGAGGGATACGAGCAGGGCGTCGCGAGCTCCGCGTCGCGGATCGGGTTCGGCGTCAAATCATGAGCGCGTATCCCGAGGCAACGCGCGTTGTCCTTGAGCTCGCCGACCTCCGGCGGCTCACGATCCTTGAGCGGGCCCGCGCGTGCGCCATTGCGGGCGTCGGCGAGCCCGATATCGCGCCGTTGCTCAAGGCGGTCACGTCCCACAACGGGACGCCCGAAACGCTGGAACGGGCGGTAACGCTCCTGTACGCGATCGCGTACCAGCTTGCCCGCCGCGTCGACCCGTCGACCTCGTGGGAGGACGCGCAAGGGTGGGACCTCGCGCTCGACCTTGAGGCGTCCGACCCGGTCGCCGACGCGGAGGCGCGGGCGTCGATCGAGGCGTCGCTCGTGACAGGGCTCCCGCCGTCCGAGGCGGGCGAGCTCACGCTCGCGCAATTGGATGCATACCGGGAGCTCCGCCCGCAACCGCGCGGGCAGTCGACGCGGCGCACGCGCGCGCGGCGGGTCGGATGATCGGGCTCGTCGTCGAAATCATCGGCGACGCGAGCAAGCTCGCAGGGGAGCTCGACAAGGTCGAGAGTAAGGCGGGCGGGCTCGGCGGCGCGCTCGGCGGCTCGGCAATGAAAATCGCCGCGGTCGCGGGCGTCGCGGGCATCGCCGCGGGCGCGATCGCGAGCATGACCGAGGCGGCGGCGGCGGATCGCGACGAGCAACGCAAGCTTGAGCAAGCGATCCTCGCGGCGGGCGCGGCGACCGAAACGAGCAATGCTCAGGTCGAGGAGGCAATCACGCTCGGGCAAGCTCGGGCGTTCTCGGACTCGGAAACCCGCGAGGCTATGCAATCGCTCGTCACGGCGACGGGCGACGTGACGGCGGCGACCGAGCTACTCGGGCCCGCGCAAGATATCGCGCGCCTGGCGGGCGTCGACCTCGCGAGCGCCGCCGACGCCGTGGCGAAAGCTCAGCAGGGGCAGACGGGCCCGCTTGAGAAACTCATCCCGGGCATGACGAAAGGCGCGGGAGCAACGGCGGCACTCGCCGAGGCTACGGCCCTTGCGGCGGGACAGGCCGACCTCTACGCGGCGAGCTCCGAGGGTATGCAAGCTCGGGCGGGCGATTCGCTCGGCGAGCTCGCGGAAACGATCGGGAGCGTATTCCTCCCGATCCTCGACGAAATCATCCCCGCGTTGCTCCCGATCCTTGAGGCGTTCGGGACGTTGATCAAGGCGCTATTGCCCGTGCTCACGCCCGCGATCAAGCTCCTCGCGGGCGCGCTCGGGTTCGTCGCAACGTACTTGACGACCGTCGTCGGGTGGCTCGTCAAGCTCGTGGAATGGGTCGGGAAAGCGATCGACCCCGTGCTCAAGTTCCTTGACGCAATCAACCCGCTCAAGGATTTTAAGATGCCGTCCCTCCCGTTCCTGTCGGGCTCGACGAGCTCCGCGGGCCCGACGGCGACGACGCGTGCCGGCGGGACGAGCTCGGGCGGGTTCGCGCCGACGATCAACGTCTACACGACCGCCGACTCGATCGAGGGTGAGCGCATGGTCGTAAACGCGCTCCGCCGCGTGACGCGGCTCAACGGCGGCGTGATCCCCGCGGCGCCCGGGTGGCAGAACGCATGACCTCGATCGGGCCCGGGCCCGAAAGCGTCCGCGTACAGATCTACGCGACGGCGGGCGACTCGGGCCGTTGGGATACGGCGTCGTGGGACGGCGCGGTATGGGGTGCGCAGGAATGGCGCGACGTTGGGTGCGACGTTGCCGAGGCGTCGTACAAATGGGGCGCAGGGCAGGAATCGGGCATCCTGTCGACGGCGGAGGCGGGACAAATCGACCTCGTCACCCTCGACCCGCGGCGCGAGCTCGACCCGCTCAACACGGCGTCGCCGTTCTACGGGTACATCAAGCCGGGAACGCCCGTCCGCATTGTCGGGCTCGTGCCAGGCGGCGAGGTTCCGGCGGCGACAGGGTTTATCGACGAGGCGTCGTACGACCTCGCATCGGCCCGCGGGCGCATCCGCGCCGTTGACGGGATCGCGTACCTCGCGCAAGCGACGTTCCCCGAGAACATCGCCGTACCCGACACGCTCCGAATGCGGACGCGGTTCGTCCTGCAATCCGTCGGGCTCGGCCCGTTGATCCCGGTCGAGGGGGAGCTCGTCGATCCCGACGTTGATCCGCCCGTCGCGCCGTACGACCTCAAGAGTCGGCCCGTATGGCAAATCATCGCCGACGCGGCGCAGGACGCGCTCGTGTACGTATGGGTCGACCCGACGGGCATGGTCCGGTTCCGCTCGTGGGGCTCGTTCCCCGACGCCGATTACGCGATCGGGTGCCCGCCGGCCGACGCCGAGCCCGACGACGTATGGTTGCTCGGGTTGTCGACGATCGGCGCGACGAGCTCCGCCGACGCGATCCGCAACCGCGTCCGCGCCTACACGACGGGTACGACGTGGTCGGCGCCGATCAAGGACGACGTTTCCATTGCCCGGTACGGGCCGCGCCCGCTCGACGTTGACCGGGTCGTACCCGACCTCGCGACATGGGCGGGCCGCGTGCTCGCCGACCGCGGCGACGCGGGCATCGGGCTCAACGTCGGGACGATCCGCCCGTACACGCCCGAGGAGCTCGCGATCCTGCTAGGGGACGCGCTCACGGGCCCGTCGATCATCCGCGTCCGCGACGACGCGCACGGCGCCGTCGTCGACCTCGACGCGGGGATGATCGGCGCGACGAACGCCGTTAGCCCTGGCGGATGGCGGTTCCAATTGGTGAACATGATTAGCCGCGTCGATTGGGACGCGATCGAGCCCGAGCCGCCCGAGCCGCCGATCCCGCCGCCCGACCCGTTCCATACCGAAACGCGTACGTACGTCGCGAGCTCGGACGCGCTCATTGCCCTAACGTCGGGCGGCGCGAAGTACGGCGCGGGCGCGGCAACGTCGCTCCCGATCGGCTCGTGGCAGGGTTGGCAGTACCGCGGGTTGCTCAAATTCCCGTCGATCCCGTGGACTAAGGTGCGCGCCGTCAGGACGGCGACGCTCAACGTTCGGACCACGACGCAAGTACGGGTCGGGTTCGGGAGCTCCCCGAAAACGCAAGTACGGCGGATCACGGGCTCATGGTCCGCGGGCTCGGCGAGCTCGCCGAGCGGGAGCAACGCGGTCGTATGGCCCGGGCCCACGACGACGACGAGCGGCGCGGTAACGAGCGGGCTCCCGACGGGGCAGGGCGTCGACAAGGCAATCCGCGTCGACGCGCTCGTGCGCGCGTGGGCGCCCGCGTCGGCCGGCGGCTCGGGCGCCGCGCAAAATGGGCTCGCGCTATACGAGGCGTCGAGCTCGGGCAGCAATACGGGCGAGGTATGGCCCGTCGAGCAAGGCGGGAC